CCTACTTCGGGTATGATAGATTTAATGCTCGGTACCCGAATCGGATACAACGGCAATAAAGAATCTAAAGCCGGAGATAAAGATATGTGGCGTGAAGGATTCTATGCCTATTGCAGAGAAGGATTCAAAGGCTACCTCCAAAATCTTACAGACAAACCCTATATTCTAGACAAAAATAGAGCATGGGGCTCGTACTACAAGCTAGTTAACGAAATTAACCCCAATCCTAAAATTATATTTATGGTTCGGGATTTAAGAGCAGTATTTGCCTCTATGGAGAAAAAATTCCGCATGCATCCTGATATTGATGATGGAATGTTGGACAATGCAAAACTAGCAAATATTACAACCCACCAAAGAGTTGAAACATGGGCTTCAGGCCATCCAATAGGGTATGCTGTTAATAAACTCCATCAATCAATATTGGACAAAACAGCACAAAACTTTCTATTTATTCGATACGAGGATTTATGTACTGACCCAAAACCACAAATGGATTCTATCTATAGATTTTTTGGACTAGAACCATTTGAACACGATTTCAAACATATCCCTCAAATTACAGTTGAAGATGATACTGTCCATGGAATATATGGTGATCACATAATCCGAAATACACTGGGTATGCTGCCAGATGATTCAAAAGAAGTTTTAGGTCAATATACCTCGGAATGGATTTACAACCAGTATCGCTGGTATTACGATGTATTCGGTTATACAAAATAAAATATGATATATTGGTTTACAGGCCAGCCAGGAGCAGGCAAAACAGTACTAGCAAAGGCATTACAGGATCGTCTTGAGTGGATGAGACGAGATGTATTCCACATTGATGGAGATGATTTAAGAGATTTAATCCAAAACAAAGACTATAGCAAAGAAGGTAGAATTAAAAACATTGAACTAGCCCAGTCTATAGCAAAATATTTACACAACAAAAATAACGATGTTGTTGTATCTTTAGTATCCCCATATCTAGAAATCAGAGAAAGATTTAAACAAGATATGGGCGACGACATCATAGAAATTTACGTACATACCACGGATATCCGCGGCAGAGAACAGTTTCACGTTTCGGATTACGATACACCGATGTCAAACTTTATATCAATAGATACCACGGGGAATACCGATACAGAATCATTTAAACACCTATTAACACAGTTATGAAAAAATACGCTTTATACATTGGCAGATGGCAAAATTGGCATAAGGGCCATGAATGGTTAATCAACCAACAACTAGAAAAAGGTAAAAATGTTTGGGTAGCAATCCGAGATGTAGCACAGGACGAGAACAATCCTAAAACCGCACAGCAAATATTAAGAGAATTATCTCAAGAACCATTCTTTTCCCAAAACACAGACAAAATCCTACTTTCCATTATCCCAGATATCGAATCTGTAAACTATGGTAGAGGAGTAGGATACGAGGTAGTATATCACGAACCACCAACAGATGTAGCCGCAATCAGTGGAACCAAAATCCGAAATGGAGAAATAGACAATGCAGGTAACAAAAAATAGACACATTGCTAAAACTATTTCATACCGAGTAATAAGCACAGGTATTGGGTTTGCTACAATGTGGGCAGTTACTGGTTCTATTAAACTGGGAGCCGCTTTTAGTGTTGTAGAACTACTCTGGAAACCAATCCAATACTATATACATGAAAGAGTATGGTACAAATGGGTTAAATATGGACTTAAAAAAGAAGAATAATATTTATAACTATACAAAAATAAAAAATGGAAAAAATTCAATTAACTCCCGAGGAGCTATCTAAGTTACAAGATTTAAATATAAAAGCAACAGATATTATAACTTCTTTAGGCCAAATTGAGGTACAAGTATCTTTTTTACAAGCAAACAAGGAATCTTTACTAGATAACTTTACCCAACTTCAACAAGATCAAGACCAACTAGCTACAGAATTAACCCAAAAATATGGGGATGGCACAATAAATATCGCTTCCGGAGAATTTACCAAGACAGAATAGTTTTTTGAAAGGGTTTCTAATATTTATAACAAAACAATATAAAATAACTTAATAAAATGGCAGAAACTCTATTATCTCCAGGTGTATTAGCAAGAGAGAACGATCAATCTTTTATACAAGGGCAACCAATTGATGTAGGAGCAGCTATAATTGGTCCTACCCCTAAAGGACCAGTTGAATTTCCAACATTGGTAGGTTCATATAGTCAATTCGTAAATATATTTGGTTCAACTATTCAAAGTGGATCAGGTGTATATTCTTATCTTACTTCAATTGCCGTAAGCAACTACTTCCAAAATGGTGGTACTTCTTTATTAGTAACTAGAGTAGTATCGGGTTCTAGTGCTAACTTTAGTCCTGCAACTAGCTCACTAATCTCAACCGGATCAGGTGGTCCTACTACTGGTGTATCCCCATTTGTACTCGAAACTATTTCTGAAGGTGTTATCATGAATAACACGGGAGCGGAAGTAAATGGTGCTTTAGTTTCTGGTTCAGCTGATAATATTAGATGGGAAATTCCAACTGTAAACACTTCTTCAGGAACATTTAGCTTGTTAATTAGACAAGGTAATGATAATAATGTACAAAAAACCGTTCTTGAAACCTATAGTAATCTATCATTAGACCCATATGCTTCTAACTATATTACTAAAGTAATCGGTGATACAAGTTACAATTTAAGAAACGATAACGGTACTTATTATATTCAACAAACCGGATCTTATGGTAACTTTTCAAACTATGTAAGAGTAAAACAAGTAAATTTCAATACCCCACAATATTTTGATAATAATGGTACTGCCAAAAATCAATATACTGGATCTTTACCATCTGTAGGCTCAGGTTCATTTGGAAGTGCAATCGGATCTAATATCCCAGCAGGTAGACCAGCTAATTTTTACGAAAATATTGGAACTGGTGGTGTATATGATACTCAAGGGTTAATAGGATCTGATTACTCCAACGCCATTAACTTATTAGCAAATGCTGATGAATACAAGTATAATGCAATATTTGCTCCTGGCTTAACTTCAGAACATCATTCTACACAAATAAATAATATTGTAAACTATACAATAGGAAGAGGAGATGCTATTGCTATTATAGATTTAAGAGGATATGGTTCAGCATTAAACGCTGTAATAAGCCAAGCTTCATCTTATGATTCAAGTTACGCTGCTACATACTGGCCTTGGTTACAAACCAATGACCCTAACAGACCTAATGATAGAGTTTGGGTACCAGCTTCAACCATGATTCCAGGTGTATATGCTTTTACAGATGCTTCAAATGATCCATGGTTTGCACCCGCAGGTATTAATCGAGGAGCAATAAGTTTAGCACTTCGTGCAGAAAGAAACTTAACAGTTGGAAACAGAGATGCTTTATATGAAGCAAATGTTAACCCAATTGCAACATTCCCTGGAACTGGAGTTGTAGTATTTGGTCAGAAAACACTTCAGAAACGTGCTTCTGCACTTGATAGAATCAACGTTAGAAGATTGTTAATTGCTCTTAAGAGCTTTATTAGCCAAGTAGCAGACGGATTAGTATTTGAACAAAATACTGCTGCTACTAGAAGTAATTTCTTAAGTGTAGTAAACCCATACCTAGAATCAGTACAACAAAGACAAGGTTTATTCGCTTTCAGAGTAGTAATGGATGAAACCAATAATGGTGCCGATGTAGTAGACAGAAATGAGTTAGTAGGTCAAATATTCCTACAACCAACTCGTACAGCTGAATTTATTATATTGGATTTCAACGTGTTGCCAACTGGAGCTACTTTCCCAGCATAAGAAGTTAAAACTTAGATATTTATAATAAAATAAAGCATAAATAAAATGGCAGAATTAAGCGCAAACGAAATATTCTTCACAGCTTTTGAACCAAAGCAGGCGAATAGATTTATAATGTACATAGATGGTATCCCCTCCTATTCCGTAAAAGGTATGGGGGCGATAACATTGACTCAAGGAACAGTAGCCCTTAACCACATTAACGTACAACGTTTTGTTAAAGGCAAAACTACTTGGGGTCAAATCCAATTCACCCTATTTGATCCAATCACTCCTTCCGGTGCACAAGCTGTAATGGAATGGGTTAGATTGCACCACGAATCTGTAACTGGTAGAGATGGATACTCTGATTTTTACAAGAAAGATTTAACATTTAACGTGTTGGGTCCAGTTGGTGATGTAGTATCTGAATGGATTATCAAAGGTGCTTTGATTACTGAAGCCAACTTTGGTGAATATGGTTGGGACACCGAAAATACCGCCGTTAACCTTACAATGACGGTTCAACCTGATTACTGTGTACTTAACTACTAATTAAATTTTTTATATAGATTTTTTAACCTACCCTATTACTAGGGTAGGTTTTTTTATATATTTATAACAAAATAACATAGGTCCAAAATGCCAGAAACCATACTATCCCCCGGTGTATTAGCAAGAGAGAGCGATCAATCTTTTATACAGGGTCAGCCCATCTCAGCAGGAGCAGCTATAATTGGCCCTGCAGTAAAAGGACCAGTTGAAATTCCAATAGTAGTAAGCTCATTTAGTGAATTTACTTCTATTTTTGGTGGGCCGGTTCAAAGTGGATCTAATGTATATTCATACCTTACTTCAATTGCAGCTAGTAATTACTTCCAACAAGGTGGTACTTCTTTATTAGTAACTAGAGTAGTATCTGGTTCCTTTACTTCCGCAACTAATTCTCTAATTCCTACAGGATCAGGTGGTCCTACTACAGGTCTATCTCCATTTGTAATTGAAACCATTTCTAAAGGTGAAATTATGAATAATACTGGAGCCGAAACACTAGGTGCTCTAGTTTCAGGTTCATTTGATAACATTAGATGGGAAATTGCAAGTGTAAATACTTCTTCGGGAGCATTTAGTTTACTAGTTAGAAGAGGAGATGATAATGATGTACAGAAAAATGTACTAGAAACTTGGAATAACTTATCACTAGACCCATATGCTTCCAATTACATTACTAAAATAATTGGTGATACAAACTTTAATTTAACCAATGATGGAGCA